CTTCTGCCCATAGTTGAAGAAATCTCTCAACTCTGATGCTCATTCCGTGAAAATCTACGGAGTTCTTAATTTTAGTTCTCATCTGATTGGTATTAAATGTTTGTCAAATATACAAAACTTTTCGGATTATCAACACTCCAATAAAAAATAAATAAAAAAAAGAGGGCTATTGCCCCCCTTTATATTCATATAGCAATTTGCCTTATGTACGACTCGTGCTTAATTATTTCACTTAATGGTGGAATCCACCCAATAGCATTATCATCGCCCGTTGCGGAATTGCCTACGGACTTGTATGTGGAGTTTACCAGATGAGCGCAAAGTTTAGCTCTGTCAAAAACATAGGCAATGTCATTTTCTGATTTTAGAATATAAATATAATAATCAGATTTGCTTGCAAGTATGCCAGAGTCTTCATTGCGATTTGTGTTCTTGTATTCTATGTAGATATTGGGTTCGGTAGGTGTGCCACGTCTTGTAGCCCAATAGTATGCCTTCTCATCATACTTTATCTCAAACGTGATTACTAAACTTTTCTTTGTTGCTTTAATATCCCAATCATAAAATTTTCTCGGAGGAGCCTTTTCTATTTCATAACCAATAGATTCAAGGTAGGTGCTAAATTTTGCCTCACCTATGGTTCCTGCTTGATTCATCAGTAAGCGTTGTATAGGGTCTCAAGCTCCTGCAGCCTACCACGAAGGCAAGAGCCGCAGTTGGTAGGCTTCACGGAGTCTTTGAACACACGGTTGTAGATTCTATTGACTTCCGTCTGCTCAATAGCGGTGACGGTGTTCCTGCCTCGCATCTTGCCAACAAACTCGTATTCTTCTTTTGTCAAGCATTCAGGCTTCCTGTACCGAAATAGCTTGTTAAGTTTCTCCTTGCGAGCATCGCATCCGCAGTCAACACCAGTTGCTTCGCTAAACCAATCCACCGCAGCCTTGATGCCTGTGGCAGTTGTGATTTGCTCTATGGTATCACCCAAGCCGCTTGGCTTCTTTGTACGCTTCGTAGGTGTCTTGGCAGTCTTCTTGGATTCGCTCTCTTGCATTTTTTAGTGTGTTGAAAATTGAACGTGCTGAAATCTTGGTCTCATCCGCTAACGTGCGAATTGACATATCGGTGTTGTGGTATAGTGCAAATATCTTTTTGTCGTACCAATGCCAGTCAGTTTGGGTTGACCAAACCCTGTCGTAGAGTTGGATGAGTTGCACCTCTGCATCTTCGTTGGCCTCCTCGTAGATAAACTCCTCAAGGATGTCCACATCTACAAACTCAAACCTTGCCCTCTGGCGCATCAAGGTGGCGTACATATTGCGCAGAGTAACGTACACGAAGAAGGTGTTGACCTCCGTTTCGTTGTACATTATCTTCTCGGCATCATCAACATACTTGTACAACCGAACGTACATCTCCTGCACAAGCTCTTGAGCAAGGTCATCACTCGCCCCGAAGCTCTTGCACATCCGAATCCAATCGGTTTGCCGCTTTGCTAATACTGCGAGGAGTCCCAAGTGATTTCTACAATTACAACAAACAGAGCAAATTGCACCGTGTGCATCACAATATCTTCTTCAAGGTAGTCGGTCTTTGACCAGTTAGCCCCTACGATAAGCCCATAGATGGGGTAAAGTCCTACGTTAAAATTCATCAAATGTGCGTTTAAGAGTTAGATACAATTCCTTGTATTTAGATAACTCCGCAACGACTTCATTGAGTTTATTTAGTTCCTGCTCCAACGCCTCAAAGTCGGGCTTGTCAATCGTTGCCATCGGGTTCTCCTCAAGAACGCAGCAGGCTACTTTGTAGTAGTGCTGATAGTCCCCGTAGATAAGGCGGTCTTTGTGCATCCTTACCGCATAGGCTACCGAGCTATGGTCTTTGTCTATGGCCTCACCCAACTCGTGAAGCGTGGCGTGGTTTCTAAATGCTGATACGAATGCTGCTCTTGCAGTAGATTCTTTATGCGCACGGCTTCCATTGTCTTGGAATCCCAGACGGGCATAGTACTGTTCCTTGCTTACTTTTAATTGGCGTATTTCAAATGGTCTCATTAGCATTTGCAGCGTTTCGCTCTGCCCTCGTTGTAATTGGTTAATATCTTGGTCATTGGCATAGTGTAGTGCTTGTGGTCTGAAAGTCTCTTAAACTTCATCTCACTCGCCCATTCCACTAAATTGTCATCCTTGTCTTGGATTATGGTGTAGTCCACCACAAGGTAGTCGGTTCCATCTACTGCAAAGCATTCGTACTTCTGAAAGGGTGAAAGGATTTGCTTCATAGCGAGTCCTCAATAATACCTTGCAGGCGTTGTATCTCGTATATCATCTGCTCGCTATCAATCCGTAGCTTGGCGTTGGCCAAGTACATCTCGTTCATCTTGCCTTCGGTGAACTGGCGGTAGTCAATGAACTGCTGAAGAAGTAGGTCTGCGTAGTGGCAAGACATAACATGGTGCAGGATGTCATCTTGTACCTCTCTGCCTTTTGCTTTGTCTGCTGCTTGCTGCGCCAACCACATCGCAGTACCTGCAAGCATCAACTGCTTCTCCCTTATGTAAAGGTCGTGTGAGTCATCAGAAGGGTACATCGCTCGCAGGGGTTTCATCTGTTTTTATCGGCAGCAAGTTACGGCCGTTTATCACAAACCCAACATTACCTAATACGCTCTGCAAAACAAGCGGAGTTTCAAGGGGCGTGATGCGACCGCCCGACTCCATCTCCTTGACCTTCCGAACGTGGATGTGGGTGTATATCCAATCTTGAGGGTGAGCCGCAAAGCGGTGAATCACAACAAAACAATCGCTGCGGGAACTCCACTTGCCCCCTCCTTCAACATCTGCCGCATTTGGTGGCATAGGCATCCCTTCGTATTGATGTCCCTTAAAGTACACCTTTCTCATTGCTTCGGTTACGGGGTGAGCGTTTACGATTGTCGTGACGTTGTTAGTGTGAGCAAACACTCGAAGCGCAGAGGCTACCTCATAGTGATATTCGTGCATCCCTGTCTTGCCTAATTTCTTTTGGTCTGTTGATAGGGAGTTGTAGGGGTCTATCAAAGCACCTGTATAGTTCCATTCGTTCTTGATGCTGCTCATTACCTCAAGAAGCTCGAATGCGGTGAATAGCCTGTTGCCGTCTATGAATTGGAAGTACTCGTTGATGAAGTCAAGCTTGCGGTACATCATCCCCTCATCAATCCCTTGAATCGGTTTGCAAACAAGAAACTCAATGAGCTTGCGCTTGAGGCTTGGCACTTCGTTCTCTGCGGAGTATATCAGCCACTTCTTGCCGAAGTTGTAAGACTGAAGTAGCATCAGATAAAGCAGCGTGTGGGTCTTGCCCACATTGGCGTGGCCTACCACTACGACAAACTCCCCATCTTTAAGTCGTAGGTATTGGTCTATCTCATAAACACCGAGCTTACCTGTGTCGTAGTACTTGCCCTTTAAGGCTCTCTGAAGGTATGGTAACGAAGATTCGTTAGGTAGTAGGTCGGGATGTATCATTGATTCTGATTGGTTCACAAATATAGCAAAATAAGTGACATAAAAAAACCCCTCCGTAGAGGGGCTTCACGCAACGGCCTAATATAAAACCAATCAGAAAGGGTCGTTGCGATTTGCAAAATGCTCGGTGTGTGATGCAGGAGCTGAACTTGCGCCTGTCATCCAAGCATTGAAGGTCTCTGCGTTGGCAAGGATGGTGTTGACATCGTGTTGCGCTGCACAAGCGTACTCAACCGCAGCCTTTAGAGCAACCTGTCGGATGATTGAAAGTGAGCGGTCATCGTTATTTTTAGGCGCAGATGGAGCTGATTGGGTATAGCCTCCACCGCCAAAAGCATTGGCACGTTGGATTTTCACCGTACCCTTTTCATTCTTGGTATACTCCACGTCTTCACCTACGGCATAGGGTGGGGTTTGTGATTTGGCAAAGGCAGTACCGAAGTCTCCATTGTCGAAGCGAACTTCGAGTTTGAATAAATCTTGCCATTGGCCTGTGGGGGTGATAGAAATAATTTTTGACATAGTATAGATTGGTTTTAGATAAATAGAATTGATTGCTGCTCTAAAACATCAATACGAGCTTGAAGCTCTAATATCTTGTTTTGAAGTGCTTGGATTTGTGCTTGTTGCACTTGCACCATTTCGGTGTAAACGTCTGATGAGAATGATAAAGTCATATGCTGATTGGTTTTACATATTGATGTTACGATTAGAAAGCGTTTGCCTAAACATTTCTTTCATACCAAGAGCGTTCTTCTTGTCCGTTCGGGTAGTAGCAGTTTCAAGTTTCGCAGACCATGTGTTGTAAAACTCAAGTAGGCGTTCAGTAGATAAATGTTGCATAATGATTGGTTTTTAATTATACCCAAATATACAACTAATTATGAATTGACCAACACGCCACTAAAAATAATTTCTGCCGTGTCTTTGGGAATTGTTGTATCGTGTACCAACTTTAAGGAATGCACATACTTGCGGCTATCATCCTTCACGCCACCCCAAGTCTTGAATGTGTCAAGGGCAAACTTCACCGCCATTATCGCATTGTCAATATCGTAGCGGTAGTTCACCTTGCAATGGATGTGGACATCCTTTATCTCTTGCAGGTCATACTTCTCAAGCTGCCACATCACCTCCTTTGATACCAACTCCTTTGCCTTCACACGGGCAGTCCAATGCTTTGATGCGTAAAAGGCGTTGAGGCTTGGAACCTTGCCGACTACGACCTTGTACGTTTTCAATTATCGGGTATCAGATAGCCGCATTGGATGGCGAAGTGCAGGTCTATCTTGGCAATCTCACCCAGTAGCTCCTGCTCTTTGTACTTGGCCTGTTGGCGAGCTTGGTATGTGGCTTCGCAGTTAGACATCAGCGTAGCGCATTCCTCAAGGATGAAGTCTATCTTCCTGCGCTTGGCAGGGTTAGTATAGTACTGCATATCGGCCTGTTGTTGTTTGGCTTCCTTCGCTTGTTGCTCGTTGCTCATTCTGTCGTTCAAGTTCAAATTGTAGGTGAGCGATAGCCTTGCGGATGTCATCGCAGATAGGGTTGTGAGGTTTCTTACCTGCTCTCATCAAGTAGGTTAAAGCAGTTCCAAGATTGTAATTATCTGGTTGGAAGTCCATCACAACATCCTTCGCCTCTATCTTCAACGTCTTGCCGATGTAGTACTTTGGTGTCATTAGCCAAAGGTACATCATCCCAATAAATGTAGATATGGTCATTCATTATTTAGAATCATTACAAATTAGCATAAGGACTTGCGTATGTCAATTTTATTCCTTTTTTTTTACAAGTTAAGTAGTTGAGTAACTTAACTTACTTAACTTAATCAACTTTCAAGTTGATATTAGTTAGTAGTTAGTCAACTCTTAACTTTACCAAACAACTTAAAGAAAAAGAAACTTAATAAAGAAAAAGAAAGAAGTTGCGTTCTAACGCATCCAAATACATCAAGGTAGGTCAGTATACCCTTTAGAGTATAAAGTCGCTTAAAACGCCCCTAATGTATCTTAAAGGGTATAATTACTCGGTGAGTTTATCTACCCAACGCTTCACGATGTAGCCACCCACCAAAATAAGCATAAGCAAAACTGCTCCTCCCTCCAGAGTCCATCCCCTCTGCTTCTTCTCCTTTGTGAGAATCTTGGTTTGTGTAACTCTGATGGTATCGGGCAAGCAGGTTGCTTCAACGAAGACCTTTCGGTCGATGTACTGGAGCTGCAGACGTACCTTGTCTTGGTAGATGGTCGTGTCCTTGTAGAGTTCCAGAGTGTCGGTCAGGTACTTTGTCTGCGTGACAATTACCGTGTCCCGAACAACTACACTCTGCAGGACTGGTTTCACAGTAGCGCAACTGCTAACTGCCGCAAGAGTCGCAGCTACCATCGGCAGAATCCACATTGCAAGTCGGTTGGGGTTTAGTTTCAAGGGAGTCAAGCCATTCATCAAAAGAGGAGGTATTTAGTTTTGCCATTGTGCTTTACTGCTTTTAGGATTTGTTTTCGGTTCTTGGTACTTGAGTAACTAACGTGAACCCATGATGGCGCAGTATCAGAGCCAAATTCCCAAATCAGTTGGTCAAAGTCTAAATTGTCCTTTATCCAATGAAACAACACCTCGTTGCCACCATCAAACTTGAGGTCGGCTGCTTGCCCTTGCGTATGCTGCGAGGTCTTCGCTCCCCCGACTTTGCTATTCACCGCAGGGCTGCGGTATGCACTCGTCACTTTCACCGCACCCAATGCATCTCTCGTGGGTTGTAAGACGTTTTCTGCAAGCGCACGGAGGTTTCCCTCAAGATGCTTGGGTAAGGCGTTAGGAAGCCCTGTTTTTGTAGCAGTCAGTTCTTGGAGGGTAAAGTTCTTGGTCACGTTTTCAATATCAAAAGTTGGACATTTTACACATTATGCTCATTTGAGTTTACACTTTGCACTTTTTGCATATTGCTTAATGTATATTTAATTGCACAATTTGTAGTCATAATGTACATTAAAACGTACATTAACAGGTAAAGTGCGCCTTAATGCACATTTTAACGACCCTGCGGTTTGTATTCATCCCACCACATATTGTAAAGGCTTCTGTTGGTGTCATCAAGAATACGACCTAAAAAGGCGTTGTTAGACTCTAATGCCTTAACCACATAATCGTGATGCGAATTCCCTTTAGGGTAGGCAGCAAGTACCTGCTCTTTGAATTCCTTTGAGTAAATCATCGCCCTTGTGATTTGTAGGGTTTAGCGTAGTTCTTACTCGCCTTGTTGGCAGATGCACTCTTGGAATGCTTGCCTCGCTTCTTGCTCTTACTGATTCGTTGGCTTACCGCCTGTGTCTTTGCCATCTTGAGGGTCTTTCAAAAACATAAGTGCGAATGCACCCATCATAAACGCACTCATCTCCGTGAGCGTGGCCTTCTCGTAAAACACAAGCACAAAACAAAGGCCGATGATTATCAGCCCAAGTAGAGTAGTCTTCGGGTTACCGAAGATTCGCTCAATTAGCACCTTTGTCCTTCAGATAATCTCTGCGCCACTTCCATAGGGTGTATCCCAATGAGGCAACTAATACCATAAGCCCAAAGACTTGGTGAACGTAGCTTACAAGCAGCCCTGTGCCCGTTAAAGACCAAGATGTGATTACGCTATCGGCACTCTCCTTTGTCATCGCATTAAATCGCTACGGGAGGAACTGGAGGCTGGCAGTATGGTGCATCGGGGTTAGCAACGCAGTACTCTGACTCGTATGCTGATTCCCATCCTGCGAAGATATGAACTCCGCACGGGGTTGGCCATACCACATAAGCAGCAAACGAAGTAACCAGAGGCTCCGCAGCCCATAGGATGTCAACTGCGTACTTTGGTGACGTTACCTCACAAACTTTGTTGCCTTCGGCATCCGTTCCCCATTGCGTGCAAAGATGCCCGAGTTCCACTACGGCAGTAACTAATTCGGGGTTGTAGTAAGTGTACGTTTCGCCTTCGGGGTCGGTACCCGTCAACTCAATCTTTGCTTTAGCCGTTGCCCATTGCGTGGGCGTGAACTCGTATTTAAGTGGTTTCATCGTGTGTTGAATTATGCGGTTAGTTCGGCAAGTTGGGCGTTGGTTAAACGGGTCTTGAATAGTAGGTATTGATTGACTGCTGCTTTTTCCATATAAGTCGGAACACCAACATAATCTATTAAATTAACTGAATTGCAAGTTGGAACAGTCCCGCTTGTATCGGTTCCTATCTGAACCCCATTAATATAGTAAACAAAATCGTTTGCTTTATATCCAATAGCTAACTTATAATTTCCTTGAGCAGATGCTGATGGCGGGATAATTCTAGCTTGGTTTCCACCATTGTCTACAAAGGCTTCTATGACATTAGCAGATGTAATGTAAAAATAAATACTATTTGCTGGCGTTGAACTATTATAAATCTGACCTATTACAAAATCTTGGTTAGTGGTCTGCAAATTAAAATCTAAAAACAAAGTCCCCTCCGTCTGCCCAATCAAAGAACTAATGCCCGTCTTTGAAGCAACATCCGCAACCCTTGTAACTGATGCCCCCAATGTGGGTATGTACGAGGTGGCGTAGGATGCTGCTTCGATTTGTGCGCCATAAACAATTATGCTGCTTGTTCCATTACCAGCATAAGAAGCAAAACTATTTGCATTGCTTA